AAGCACCAATCGAGAAAGTATCGCTGACTGATAATGTCGCTACTTTCACTACACTAGGAATACATGAATTTACCGAAGGACAATCAGTCATCATCACAGGATGCGGATCACCATACAACGGAACAAGAGTTGTGCTGGCAGATAATCTTGGACAATATACCTTTTCGCAATCGATCACTAATGCCGATATACTCGAAGCTAATGTCATTCCATCCGGAGTTGCTGCCCTTTCTGGCGGATCAACTTATGTTGGAAATGCAGCTGTTCAATCAGCCGTTTATACAGTTTCAGTCGAAGTCTTTCAAGCAAGACTTGCAGGCGGAGGACAAATAGAGGGTGTCGATTTCACCAGCACGCCGTTCCGCATGGGGAGATCGCTTTTCAATAAGTGCGTTGGAATATTAGGCAGTTATATTGACACCGAAAGCATGTGTCAATAAATGCCACCATCCACAATTCTTTCATCCGTTAGACAACCACTTGCAACCGCTTTAGCAGGTGTTGCTGGAAATGTTTATGCTTATGTGCCAGAGTCAGTCATTCCACCTGCCGTTGTAGTTGTGCCTGATAGCCCATATTTAGAAATAGAAACAATTGGCAAAAGCCGAATAAGAACTAGAATTAATATGACCATTACAGCTGTGGTTGCTTACAATAGTAATCCAGCATCACTCGATAATATCGAGCAACTTATCATGAGCATTCTGGCAGTTATTCCAAATGGATATATTGTCGGATCGGTCGAAAGACCTACTGTTACTACTATTGGTGCATCAACAATGTTGATCGCTGATATAAGAGTTTCAACTTACTACACACAAACAAACTAAGGAGTCAAAGTGCCTACCACAGTAATCACGGGCAGAGATGTTACCTTCACAATCGGTGGTAACACTTTCGATGCTCAAGCAACAAGCGCAGTTTTAACAGGAACAACAAACCGCCAGACTTACGAAACTTTGGATGGCAAAGCCTACAAAGTAATCGACAACGATTTCACACTTGCTGTTGAAATGTTGGCAGACTGGGGTGTAGCAGGATCTTTATGTGAGATTCTATGGAATGCATCAGAGTCAGCACCAAACACAGGTATCAACACAGTATTTACAGCTGCATCAGGCGCAGTATTTACTTTCCAAGTCTTACCAACATGGCCATCAGCGGGTGGCGCAGGAAATGATGCACAAACAGTTTCTTTAACATTCCAAGTTATTGGAGTGCCAGCAGAAAACTTCGCTTAACAATTACAAACGGGAGCAAAAAATGAAACTACCAATAACAATTGAATATAGTTCAGGGGAGCAAGCAACTTATATTGCCCAGCCCCCTGAATGGCAAAAATGGGAAAAGTCAACTGGAAACACAATCGGCCAAGCTCAAGAAAAAATGGGAATATCTGATTTAATGTTTTTGGCATACCATGCACATAAAAGAGAAGCTGCTGGTAAAGCAGTCAAACCTTTTGAAACTTGGTGTGAAACAGTTACCGATGTAATTGTTGGTGATGCAAACCCAAAAGCCACCCAGCAGGAAGCCTAAATCGCTTATTGGTTCAATTGGCAATTGCCACAAAGATTCCAATGAGTGAATGGGTTGATGCAGACGACATAATGACAGCTTTAGAGATATTGGAGCAGAGGAATGGCAAGTGAAGCAATTGCTTACAATCGTTCTGATTTGCGCGATATTCTTAAGGCTTTCAAAGCGATGGATGACCAAGCAACAGAGGAAGCAAGAACTCAATCTGCTGCTTTGGCGTATTTTGCATCAGAGGAAATTAAATCAACAGCTGCAACAAGAACAAAGTCGGGTAAGGCAGTTGTTAAAGTCGCGGATGGCGTTAGGATATCAAAGTCATCAAAGATCGGTGAGTTCAGTTACGGATTCGCAAGTCAGAAATTTTCAGGTGGTGCTACTACGCAAACCTTATGGGGTGGCCTTGAGTTTGGTTCAAATAAATTCAAACAGTTCCCTAGTTATTCAGGAAGGCAAGGTCGTGGATCTCGCGGATGGTTCATTTATCCAACCCTTCGCAGAATTCAGCCTGAATTGATTAACAAATGGGAAGCAGCATTTGATCGAATTCTTAAGGAGTGGGGATAATGGCAACTGGTAATCGCACACTCAAACTCTCGATCCTTGCCGATGTCGATGAGTTAAAGAAAAGTCTTAAAACTGGCGAAACTGAAGTAAAAGGATTTTCTGATAAGGTAAGCGACTTTGGAAAAAAGGCTGCTGCTGCATTTGCCTTAGCTGCTGCTGCCGCTGCTGCCTATGCCGTCAAATTGGCCGTTGATGGTGTCAAGGCTGCAATAGAGGATGAGCAAGCACAGTTAAGGTTAGCCAACGCATTACGGACTGCCACAGGGGCAACAGATGCCCAAATTAAGGCTACTGAGGATTACATAAGCCAAACTTCATTGGCAGTAGGAATTGCTGATGATGCTTTAAGGCCAGCATTCCAAAGATTATCGGTTGCAACTGGCGATGTAACTAAATCTCAACAATTATTGAATTTAGCAATTGATATCTCAAAAGGAACTGGCAAGGATTTAGGTCAAGTTACCGAAGCTCTATCTAAAGCCTATGGTGGCCAAGATACACAATTAGCAAGACTTGGTATTGGTATTACAGCTGCCCAAGCCAAGCAATTATCATTCCGCGACGAAACACAATTACTTTCAGATCTTTATGGCGGTGCAGCTAGTGCCAATGCTGAAACTTTTCAAGGTCGTATTGATCGCTTAAAAGTAGGATTTGAGGAAGCTAAAGAAACTATTGGATTTGCATTACTTCCAGTTATTGAAAGACTAATTGGATTCATATTTGAATATGGCACGCCAATAGTTGATAAATTTAGAGATGCTTTTAACATTATCAGAGATGCTATTGATAGAAATAGAGAGTCATTTAATGAATTTTGGGTATTGTTAAAAGATAGGGTTTTTCCTATATTGCAAACAGTATTTGGATTTTTACTTGATGTTGGTGCTAAGGCAGCAGCAGCAATTATTGATGCCTTTGGCAAAATAGTCGGAGCAATCACTCCAGTATTAAATTTCATTATTAGCGCAATTAACAAAGTTATTGATGGAATTAACTTAGTAAAAACTGGCGCAGATATTGGCAAGATAAGCCCAATTGGTGCAAGTGGTGGCGGGTTTAGTGGTGGTGGCTTTGCAGGATTAGGCGCAGCTGGAGCAGGTGTAAGCGGTGGTTCAAGCGGTGGCGGTGCAGCCGGTGGCTTTACTGGATTAGGTGGAGTCGGTGGCACAAGCGGTGGCGGTGCAGGTGGAGTTGGTGGAACTGCTGGAGCAACTAGCCTTAAAGATTTGGCAGATAAATTATTAAAAGTCCAAGATCAATTTACAGATTTAACATTCCAAGTTGCGACAGGTGGAATAAGTAAGTCAGCTGCACAAAGACAATTTGATGCTTTAGAAGCACAATTTAGAGTGCTAGAAAAACAAGGCAACACATTGGCAGCCAATCCAAACATAATTATCAATGTATCAGGTGCAATAGATCCTGAGGGAACTGCTAGAGCTGTTGCAAATCAATTGAATAGTCAAGCAGCCCGAAGCGTTACTGCATTGAGAGATCGTGTTAACTAATGTCAGATTTTACGCCTGACTGGAAATTAACTGTCGGTGGTGTTGATTACACTAATATCGCTATTTCTGATGTTCAGCATCAGGCTGGCAGATCAGACATTTATCAGCAACCGCTTCCATCATATTGTCAAATAACCTTAGTTGCGTTAAATGGTCAAACATTACCTTTTGACATAAATGACAGTTTAGATTTACAGGTCAAAGATAGTTCAAATATTTATGTAAGTTTATTTGGTGGCGATCTTACAGATGTAACAGTTCAAGTCAGAAATACTGGTGCAGCAGCCACAGTTATCGAATATACATTATTGGCGATGGGTTCACTTGCTAGATTAACCAAAGAAATTTGGGATGATAACATTCCACAGGATGAGGATGGCAACCAAATTTATGACATTCTTTCTAGCGTATTACTTGGAACTTGGAATGATGTGCCAGCAGCTACGCAATGGGCAACTTATAATGCAACAGAAACTTGGGCAAATGCAGTTAATTTAGGATTAGGCGAAATAGATCAGCCAGGCCTTTACACAATGCAGCATCAACCAAATACGACCGACACGATTTACAACATTGTTTCAGATATTGCCAATTCAGCCTTTGGATATATTTATGAGGAAAACAATGGCGATATTGGATATGCAGATGCTGACCACAGACAAAACTATCTTTTAACAAATGGTTATGTTGAATTAGATGCTGGTCATGCTTTAGGTGGTGGCCTTTCAACTATTATGCGTTCAGCAGATGTTAGAAATGATATTTATATTAATTATGGCAATAATTATGGATCACAAAAAACAGCCAGCGATGCCGCATCAATTGCCCTATATGGCTATAAAGCCGAAACTATCAATTCTAGGATTCATGGAGCTGTAGATGCTCAGGCTATCGCTGATCGGTATATTGATCAAAGAGCTTATCCAAGACCATCATTTCAATCCATAACCTTTCCAATAACTAACCCTGAAATCGACAACGCTGATCGCGATGATTTGCTGGGTGTATTTATGGGAATGCCAGTCAATATCAAAAACCTGCCAACTCAAATATCCAATGGCGAGTTTGAGGGTTATGTTGAGGGTTGGTCATGGAGCACAAGATTTAATGAACTATTTTTGACAATCAATGTTTCGCCTGTTGAGTTTAGCCAAGTGGCGATGCGTTGGAATACAACACCAATTACAGAGGCATGGAACACTTTAAGCAATACTTTGACATGGGAATACGCTACAATCGTAGCCTGAGATAAAGGACAATATGGCAACCACTACCAATTATGGCTGGACTACACCAGACGACACCGCGCTGGTTAAGGATGGCGCAGCTGCTATTCGCACGCTTGGTTCATCTGTTGATACAACCACAAAAGCATTAAACCCATCAACAACTCTTGGCGATATTGAATATCGTTCATCAACTGCAAACACAAACACTAGACTTGGAATTGGATCTACTGGTCAAGTTTTAACTGTTTCTGGTGGAGTTCCTGCATGGGTTGCTGCATCTGGTGGTGCTGGAAATATGGTTCAAATTGCAACAGGAACTTTATCTGGTGCATCAGTAACAATTTCTAGTTTAAGCACATACACAGATATTTTAGTTTTTATTACAAGTTCAACAAATAATACTGCGGCAGGAACTGCTTTTTTGCAAATAAACGCAACGGCTTCAGACCACAATACTTTTGGATATGCAACTGGTGCTGCAAATGCAATTAAATTTAGTAATTTAAGTGCAACTGCTTTTAATTTGAGCGGAGAGGCAACAATAAGAACCAATACTAATAATATTTATACAGCAAAACTTACTAATTGCAAAAATGCTGGATTTACAGATGTAGATATAAAATCAACTTATGTAGCAACGATATCTGGTGCGGATGCACAGTTAAACGCAAAAGGTGTTTTTGCAAGTAGTGCAACAGTTTCAAGTATTGTTTTATCAAATTCTGGCGGAACTTGGTCTGCTGGCACATATTATGTTTGGGGTGCATAATGTTTAGAATAGAACACAATGCTGAAACAGGCGAAATTAAAGAGATTGAATTGTCTGCAAAAGAAATAAAAGAATTAGAGAAACAATATGCAGAAGCAAAAGCAGAAGCTGATAAAGTTAAAGCCGAAGCCGAAGCAAAAGAAACTGCTAAATCAGCAATCCTTGATCGCATTGGTTTAACTGCTGATGAACTTAAAACGATACTTGGCTAATCATGCCTAGTTTAATTGAGATTGCTAAAGCAGAAATTGGTTATACCGAAATAGGCAACAATGATACAAAGTATGGCGAATGGTATGAACTAAACAATCAGCCTTGGTGTGCCATGTTTGTATCTTGGTGCTATGACAAAGCAGGACTAGGTAGCAAGGTCAGATCGCAATCTAAAAAAGGATTTGCAAGCTGTGCTCATGGTCTTAAATTCTTTGCAGAAACAAATAAGTTAATTCCAGTTGGTCAGGCTAAGGCTGGAGATATTGCATTCTTTCAATTTGACAAAGATGCAGAGCCGGATCATGTTGGCATAATTAAATTTAACAATACAGCTCTAAAGTATTTGCAGGTTATCGAAGGCAATACATCAGCAGACAAAAGTGGCAGTCAATCCAATGGTGATGGCGTTTATCTAAAGCGCAGAAGTTACTCATTGGTAATGGCTGTTGCCCGACCATAGGAGCAAAATGAAACTATCAAACAAACACAAAGCAGCAATCAAGTCATATTTAA